TTCCGTCGGAACTACAGCACCACCCTTCTGGGTGGCGAGATGTCCGCTGTGCCGAACGTCGGGCCTCTTACCGCGCTGCGGTACACGCCCGTCTACCGGGCGGTGACGCTGATCGCGGGTGACATCGCGCGACTCGACTGCAAGCTGAGCGAGCCTACCGCCGATGTCCTGTGGCGGCAGCCGTCGGTCTGGTGGGGCGCGTTTGAGTTCCGACGCGCGCTCATGATGAACGCGCTGCTTTACGGCAACGGGTTCGCCCTCATCAACCGCACCAAGGGCGGCGAGCTGCTTGAGCTGCTGCTGCTCGACAACGACAACGTGAGCCTCGACACCCAGAGCGGCGTGCCCACCTACTCGGTGCGCGGTTTCCTGGGCGTCCCTGCCGCCGACATCCTGCACGTGCGCGCGCCGAGCACGAACGGCCTGTGGGGCGAGAGCCCGATCAACCTGTGCCGCACGTCCATCCAGATCCTCGCGTCGCAAGAGCAGATGGCGCTCACGTCGTACCGCAACGCCGGCAACCCCAAGATCGCGCTGGTCCACAAGGCGAAGATCGACGAAGCGCTCATGCAGAAGATCGAGAACTACTACATGAAGCGGCATGGCGGCGCGGAGAACGCCGGCAAGCCCGTGGTTCTCGGCGACGATGTGCGCATCGAGCGCATCAGTTCGACGCTGGATGACACGGGCCTTGAGGCCGCTCGGAAGTATTCCATCGCCGACGTGTCGCGCCTGTACGGCGTGCCTGCGTCGTACCTGTCCGAGGATGTCGGTTCGTCCTACGGCACGATGGAATGGCTGTCGCGCATGTACGTCGACGGATGCCTTGCCGCGTGGATGGCGGCCGTCGAGAGCGAGCTCAAGGCGAAGCTCATGAACCCGTACGCGTCGGTTTCGTGGGACACCGACGCGCTCATCCGTCCAGGCGTCGCCGAGCAGATGGCGGCTCTGCGGACTGGTGTGGAGGGCGGGTTCCTGACGCGCAACGAAGCGCGCGCGAAGCTGGACCTCGAGCCCCTCGAGGGACTCGACGCGCCGACGCTTGCGCTCAACGTCGGCACCGGCGGCGGCTCGAGCAACCTCGGCAGCGACACGTCGGAAGAGGAGGGGACGCCCAATGATTTCTAGGCGATTCGCCGGCGAGATCGAGAACGGCGAGGGCCGCACGCTGTCGGGCCTCGCGGTGCCGTACATGCGCTGGTCCGACGAGATCGTGGAAGCGGGCGTGCGCGGCGCGTTTCAGGAGCGCATCGCCCCGGACGCGTTCGGAGAGATCGACGGCGCCGACATCAAGCTGCTCTTCAACCATGAGCCGGGCGCGCTGCTCGCGCGGACCAAGAGCGGAACGCTCAAGCTCAACCAGACCAAGGGCGGCCTGCGCTTCACCGCGCAGCTGCCGGAGACCTCGCTTGGGAACGACGTGCGCGAGCTCATGCAGCGCGGCGACCTCACGGGGGAAATGTCGTTCGGGTTCTACGCGGAAGCGGACGAATGGAACGACAAGCGCACGCTGCGCACCGTCACGAAGGCACGGCTTGTCGAGCTGTCCGTGGTGGTCGACGCGGCGTACGGAGACAGGACAAGTTCGTCGCTGCGGAGCGTTTCCGAGCGCGACAGGATGGCACGCGCGCTTCGACTGCGCGAACTGAAAGGAAAGCACCATGTCTGATCTGAAGGCGATGATGGAGGAGCGCAAGAAGCTCCTCGGCGACATGCAGCAGCTGAACGACCGCAAGGACTTCAGCAACCTCGACCGCGAGCAGTGGGACCGCATGGACGCGCGGTACGTCGAGCTCGACGGCCTGATCGAGCGCGCCCAGCGCTCCGCGCGCATCGACGCCGAGCTCCGCAAGCCGGCGTACGACCTGCCGGCGGTCCGCGCCGCGAGCGCAGAGAAGGCCGTGGCGGCCGACTGCGCCGCGACGCCCGAGTACCGCAACGCGTTTGCGCGTGCGCTCCGCAGCGGCGACATGTCCGAGGTCCGCGCGCTCAACACCGGCAGCAGCAATGCCCCGATGCCCGTCGACATGCAGCGCCGCATCTGGGAGCTCATGATGAAGGAGACGCCGCTCCGCAGCCTCGCGCGCGTGTTCCAGGTCGCGACCGACCAGCAGATCACCGTCGAGACGGCGATCCCGACCGGCTACATCGTGGACGAGTCGACCAGCACGACGGACGGCTACGCGACAAACACCTCTATCGTGACCGAGTCGACCGGCACGTTTGGCCGCAAGACCATCGGCGACTTCACCTACGCGGTGCGCTCGAAGGTCACGTACCAGGCGTACAACGACTACGTCAACGGCGGTACCTACCTTGCCAACAAGGTCGCACAGGCGCTTGCCCAGACCGAGGAGCAGTACCTCATGACTGGCGACGGTTCGGCCAGCGCGACGGGCAACCCGGCGCAGCCGAGCGGCGTGATCACGCAGATCAACACCGCCGACAACAAGTTCACCTTCACCGGCGGCACGACCGGACAGGGATGGACGGGCCTCACCGCCGACGCCGTGATCGAGACCGCGCATCTCGTCAGCCCGCAGTACCGTCGCGGCCCTTCGCTGCGCTGGATGATGGGCGACACGGCCGCGAAGGAGATCCGCAAGCTCAAGGACGGCAGCAACCGCTACCTCTGGCAGGTCAGCGACAACGTGCCCGAGGGCCTGACGAACGGCATCAACGGCAGCCTCTACGGCATCCCCGTGGTGATCTCGCAGTTCATGCCGACGGCAACTACGGCCGCCGGCGTCGCGTTCGTCGTGGGCGACTTCAGCAACGTCGAGATCTACGACCGTGGCCCGATCGAGTTCATGCTCGACCAGTACACCGATCTGGTCAAGCTCAACGTCTTCCTGCAGACGTGGAAGCGCAGCGACCTCACGGTGATGTCTGGCGTTTCGGGCTACCGCCCCTTCGCGCACGCCGAGTTCAAGTGATCCATTCTCCCCATGGGGTTGCGCGGGGAAACCCGCGCGACCCTTTTCCATGTCGGTACCGCTCTCAACCATCAAGTCGGCGCTCAAGATCGACTACACGGACGACGACACGGAGCTGATCCGGCTCCGCGAGGTCGCCAACGTGTACGTCGAGAAGCGCACCGGGCTTGCGCTCAGCGCGCGAAGCGAGTCGCTGTTCCTGTCGACGTGGACAGATTCGCTCATCCCCGTGGCACCGTACACGGGGCTGACGCACGTCAGGTACTACGACACAGGCAACAACCAGGTCACGATGCCGGCCGCCGACTACTGGCTCGACCAGTCGGACGGACCGATGCCGATCATCCGGTTCAAGAAGGCACCGCAGATTTTCGACGGCTCGGTGGTCATCGTCACCTACACCGCAGGGTACGCCAACATCCCCGACCCGCTGGTGCACACCATTATCTCGCTCGTCGGCGGTTGGTACAACAACCCCGAGTCGATGCAGCCCATCGGCCTCAACCCCGTGCCGTTTGGGGTTGACGCCATCCTCGACATGTACGCCGTGCGGAGCCCGATCCGATGATCTCGGGCGGCGTGCTGCAGTTCAAGGCGACGCGCCTGGCGGCGTCACAGTCGCAGGATGCGCTCGGAATGCGCACCGACGTATGGGACGCGGCGGGCACGTTCCGCTGCGACCTACGCAACGACTCGACCACCGAGCAGCAGTACGCCGACGGCGTCGCCGTGCGGCGCACGTGCGAGGTCCGCGCGCGCTGGCAGGCGGTGCAGGGCGTCGGGCTGACCGAGGTCGACCGGCTCGACGTGCGCGGCCGCATCCTGCGCGTCCAGTCGATCCGCAACCTCGATGAAGCCGACCGCGTCGCCGTGATCCTCTGCGAGGAGATCGACTAATGGCGACCATCGAGGCAGCCGTCCGAACGATGCTGATCGACGGCACCGAGCTCTCGGCAGCCGGCATCGACGTGCCCGACTCCCGCGTCACGCACGGCTACCGCCTGCAATCGACGGCGCTGCCTGCAGTCACGTACGAAGTGTCGAACCAGGCGACTTCCGACGTTGCGCGCGGCATCATGCAGGGCGAGCTCGCCGTCACGGGCATCGCCGAGACCAGCATCGACGCCGCGACGATCGGCGACGCCATCGATACGGCGCTCGATACGGGGACCTTCAGCGGCATCGTCATCGACGCCATCGTCATCACAAGCAAGACCCTCGCGCCGCCTACCGTCGGGCTTGGCGACGAGCAGGAACCAGCGACGGTGACGGTCAACGCAACGATCTACTGGAGGCCGTGAAATGGCTGTCTACAACACGTCAGGCTTCATCTTCACCGTCGGCGGCACCGCCGTCCCCGGCATTGTCGACGCTTCCGTGACGCTGACCCTTGAAACCGTCGACGTGACCGAAATCGGCAACAGTGACCGAGCGTTCGTGAACGGCATTCGCACGGGCAGCGCGTCGGGCAACCTGTACTACGACCAGGCCAACACGCAGATCGCGGCGCTTGAGGCAGCGGTGCGGTCTGGCGCGACGGTGGCGTGCGTGTTCACCCTGCACGCTAGCGCGACTATCACCGCGACGGCGTACGTCACCAGC